CTCTCGTAAGCCGCGAGAAAACAGCGGAGGAGAGCCTGCTGCGTATATTGCATACACGCAGGTTCCACCGCTATAATCCGCGGTGTTTTCAACGTCTTAGGGACGGATATTACCTTCACAGGTAATTCCGAACCGGGTTCGAGGATGTTCACCTGATCCAATTCCTCCCTAAAATGGAGGTTTGGAATCAAGTACTCGTATGAGGGAAAGACCTCTTCGAGTCGCCGGGTCCAAGTCCGTAGTCTGTACTTTCCATTGCTGGAAAGCTTATCAGCTACGGCACCGGGGCCATGCTTAGGGAGAAGTTGCCCATAAAAGACATCTCTGTCCATTTGGGTAAACAACTCACTAAACAGCAGGCTAGACATTGCTTGAAAATCCTCCAAATCTTTCTGGGGGAGATTCATGTCTGCCTGGCGGACATCCTGCTCACACTTGATGTATCCACGCATTGCCGCCCGTTCCCTTGCTGGGGAGCAAGGAAGGGACAGTTTGCCAAACATCAGCGTTAGCTGGCGAATGGCAATAACTGAATCAACACATGGATCATCAAGTAACAAGCCACTACTCCGGTCAAACACACGTGCAAAGAAACCTCCAAGAAATTGGGGGTAACTTTGTCCCACTTTCCCCGTAGGGAATTGGGAATTCGGCACGACGCGACCAAGGTCCAGCCAGCTTTGGGCTGCCTTTCCAAGGTCGGGTAGGGTTATCGTGAGAAACGATAACCCCTCATGTTTGACTCGACTAGAGACGGTATTAATGTCCCTAGTGGCGCTGGTGCAGCATCTGGCAGCGGATTCCTCCGCTACCATGGACCAGAGTGACATTAGGCTTTTCATACCACCCCCTTATGGAGGTTGAGTATCCTTAGCCCTATGACACTTGCATAGACGACAGTGTAGGCTTATCACCTACACAATAGCGAACCCCCTCATCACTAAGAGGGAAGCTATGCTTCATCGTCTATACCAAACACGGATGCCAAAAAGGCACCTGAAAAGGTAAACCAGGAGAAATCATCCGGACCAATCCCGTCAAAGGAATCGGTCAAGAAGGATTCCGCCTGGAACGGCAATGACATGGATGATGATGCCGACCAACAGGAGAGCTCGAAAGCTCACCCGAAGGTTCAGCACCACCTCATCATCATTACCGTCCTTTTCAGGATCTGTCATGTGAAGAGGAACAACGAAGTGGGGGTCTGTTGACCTCCACGTTCGATGTTTCCTCCCCCCAGACAGAACCATTTACGACTCGCCACCAAGAAGCTTGGTGATGAGCGCATCGCTCGACGCGGTATACAGGGTTTTGAAGCCTGTATATACTGCCAAAATTTCGGCAGCCGTATATCCGGCGATCGGAATGTCAAAGACTTGATAATGACTCATCGAGACTTTGACGTTCTCCGAAGGCCGAAACGGATCCGCTGCGAGCTTCGAATGGTTGATCCTGAGTACATGGCGAAGGCGTTTACCACTATCGTGGGACGCCAACACCTGTATCAGACCGTCAGCACTTGTGTACTTTGACTCGTCATCTGCCATCGAAGTACGAGGCAGAGGCGTAGTCACAGCACTAATGGTGACGGACAACGGATCAGTAAATGCCATGGGCATCACTCCTAGGACTCGGGTCTCGAGCCCCAATGGCTCGACACAGGGATCAACATCCAACAGCAAGAGGTTCTCAAAGCCTCTTAACTCCCTTGGTTAAACCAAGGGCCGCTGTTATGGCTAACTGACGGGGGGTAAACTGCCCCATCGTTAGACCGAACCCAAATGGTGTCGCCTTCTTTCGTCGTTTCGTTTCCACGGAAATGACGACTTTAGACGGTTGCGCAGCAGGGGACGAAAGTCTCCCTCTGTTCGTAACGAAGTAGGTATCTGTCACGATGCTATGCATCATGATGTAACCATACTTCAACACCAAGCCATCTGTGGCCCAATCCGAGAGATTAGCTACTACATCTCCCGCATTGGAGAACCAACCAATGGCCCATGTCCACGGAGTCGCGTTCCACAGAACCTCCGGCGTCAAGTCAAGACCTAGTAGGGTCGAGGCATGACGTGCATCCTCCACCATCTTTATCCTTGAGTTATACAAGGAAGGAAGATGGTAAGTGAATGCTCCGGAAAACCAGACCTTTTTCCAAGTCTGGCGCGTTCTGTAGAGCGAACCCGTTGAACCACCATAGTACAGAATTTCGAGTGGATCTCCACCGGGGTAGACAGGATTGAACAATCCTGTCCACGTACCGAGGGAGGCACTCTGATTCCGCACAAAGGTGGTCGACTGGGATGTTTCCTCAGGAAATTCATACCGCCGCCTTACCACTTTTCCGGAATCACGCTCATATTGTGAAAGTACCTTATGAGAGTGAGTGACTGCAGAAGCAATGCTTCTCAAGTCACCGATAAGTGGTTTCCAGCCAAATTCCTCGTTTAGGTACTCTTCCCCAAGAGACTTGTGGAAGCGTAGCCTCTCCTTGAGAATGGACGCCCCAAATAATTTGGGAAGACCATCCGCTCGGAGTTCAGCGAGAAAATTGGCTGCTGAGGCGATGTTGTTGGTAGGGCTACAACGTGCGATCGCTGTCGCTCCTAGAGCATCCAGATTATCTGAAGGCTCCGGTGGCGCAGTAAGACCGAACAATGGAGTCGCCAAGATTGGCCCGCGATATTCTGCGCACCAATCAAAAGATGGCGATCCAAAAGCCCTTCCCGAAATAAACTGTTCTGACGGATTTTCTGCCAGAACAGTTGTCTTTTGGGAGAAGAAATCTCCACCAGCATCATAAGCGGGCGCACTTTTAGGAGTTCCCTTTCCGAATGTAGCCTGAACGCCTGTATATGCTGTTTCATACAGGTTCTTTAGCTCTTCATCCGGAGTAGGACCCTTCGAATGCGTCCACGCGGAATGAATTTCGCTATCAGTAACCTGATAGCCTCTAGGGGTACCTGGGTATTCGTCGTACGCAGCGTGCGTCTTCTTCTGAAGAGAAGATGGCGCTCCGCTGGGTTTCGGCTGTACCCAGATAGTAAGCTGTCCCTTTCCGATCTGATCTCTCAAATCGGGAAGGGAACGAGTCTTACGGTGAAGTGTAATAATCACCTCCCTAGTCTGAGGAACTGTGTTTGGGTCCAACATTCTATCCAACACTGAGCGATAAAACTCAGCTTAGGATAGAGGATGTTGTACTGGCCGG